TAATAAAAGTGAAGCTAACTTAGTAAGTTTTAAAGTGCTTCTTACACGTAACAATGAAATCGTTACAGAGTTTAGTATGTTACCGGAGGATATGGTTGATGAAATCTTTCCCAAAGATGAGAGAGACATAATTAAAACAATTCTCCGTAACGGTAAGCATAAGCTTGGAGATTTACATAACTTCTTTCAAAGAGAGTTAAACGTTTTGAAATAATAATGATTGAAGGGTAAACCCGAAAGCCTACCCTACAAGTTTACTTAGATATCTTAATAGTTCTAGGTTTCTTTTCTTCAGGAATAATTCTTTCCATAACAATAGAAAGCAATCCATTTTTTAAAGTTGCCTTTTGCACTTCAATATCTTCTGCAAGATTAAAACTTCTTTTAAACGACCTGTTTGCTAATCCTTGATGCAATACATCTTTAGACTCGCCTTCGTTTTTCTCATACGATATAGTCAAAGTTCCATCTTCAAGAACAACATCAATGTCTTTGTCAGTTAATCCTGCCATAGCCATTTCAATTGTGTAAGTATCTCCATCCTTTACAAGATTGTAAGGTGGATAACTTGGTGTGGATTTTTGTAGAGTTTGTTGAGCAAACAGTTCTCTGAACAGTCTGTCAAAACCTACAAAGTTAGTTGTGAAAGCTGGATGATTTAAGTCCAGCATATATTTTTTGCTTGTCATAATATACTCCTTTTCTAAGCAAGTTAATTATACCCCTAGAAACCTCTGAGAGCCTTCCTAAGAGCTTCCAATGATACAACCTTTATACGGTCATACCTTTAAAATTCAAGAGCTTGTAGCATCTTAAATTATAAATTATTTTTTAGGAGAAAAGTCTGCTTTAGATTTAGATGTATTTGCATACAAACCAAACCAAGCTGCCCCTGCACCTACGACTACAGATATTAATCCGGATTGCTCCATAGTTGGATTTTCTAATCCCATAAACCAAAACGTAGTATAATATAATAAATACATATACACAGTTAAAAATGCTCTTGGAATTAATCTCCAACTATCTACAGTCTGAGCAATAAATATCCATTTCTGATATGGGTTGACCATAGTCTCATCTTCTAATTCCCTAATACGGTCTTTAAGTTCTGACTTTTCTTGTAGCAAAGCCATGAATTTATTAAGGTCCATTTCGACCTCGTTTCTATCCATGTCTCCACTAAAGCCACCCATACCTATATTGTTATTCATTTATACCTCTATTATTTTTTAACTAAACTACCACCAAAGTACATGCCAATAATAGCTGATACAAGGTTAGTATCTAATTGTGTAATAACTAATCCATTAAATGAAACCCATTCAAATATTTCTTGTCCATCAGTAAAAAATAAAAATCCGGGCTTCCAATTGGTATAACCAACGGTTACTAAAACTTCAGGATAAAACAAAGGTACAAGCTTTGGAAGTAATACAATAGAAAAAATTGCTGTCAATGCTATGATTCTTCTTGTCCATTGAAATCCCTTGTTCTCATAAGTTCTAGCATCTGAGATAGCAGCATTTTGAACTTCAGTTCTAGCAATCAACATTTTCTGTTCTTCTTGTTTAGCCTTCATACGTTGAGACCATAGACTAAGCAATCCACTTAGTAAAGTGGAACCAAGCATTGTAATTATTTCAAAAGGAAAACCCATATCAATCCAAAGTTAAAGTTGATTCCAGTAAATCGTTTATAGAATCTAATAAATACTCTGGTACATCTGCACCGAGTATATCATCTTCGTTGTATGCAATCATATAAGACTCTATAAGGTCTTCATACAACGGTCTAAAGTCTTCTCGCTGTATCCAAGGCTCGTTACAAATTGTACGAGCTTTACAATCTATTCTGTAAGCTTTGTCTAATTGTTTCTCTGTGTAAAGTAACATTATATTTGGTCCAGAACAACTTGTTGTAGTTCAATACTACGTCTACCTACTTGTGTAAACCAACGACTGTCTTGCATTTGAGCTGACATTTCTTTCCAGTTGTGTTCTCTACAAGCCTGTAGCATCTTGCGAAACTTTGAAAGCCTTGTACCACCTAAGTTAAAACACATGTTGACTAACACATGCTGTATCTTTTCAGGTAGTTTATAAAATTCTTCTTTATCACCAAACACATGTATAGCTTCTGCATAGTGTCTATCAAAGTCTATGGTGTAGTATCTATCTACAACCTCTTGAGATACAGGTGTACCAACTTCCCAATCATATTCAGGGTCATTAGGTTGACATAGATGACCAACTCCTAGAGTCTTATAGCCTAAACTATCCATATAAATCTCTAGGACTTCGCCCTCGTGTCGTTTGATTTCAACCTTACATTGTTCTATGTTCATACTATTGGTACTTAATAAGGGGTTGATTGTAGGGTAATCCTGTGATGGGGTTGATTCTATCAGCAGCGTTATCCTGTGTAAAAGGTACTTGAGGACCTTCAATAGTTTCTTCACCGACTAGTCCTCCTTTTGAAAACCCATATAAATTAGTTTTTTTAGTATTTTTTATGTTTGGTTTATCAATAAATAATTGTTCTTCAGTTAACATTTCTGATGCTCTGTTAGTATAATCTACCAATTCTGAACCTAAAGGAAGTGTTTTAAGAGTAGTTACAGCAGCTCCTGAGTAGTCTCCTGCTTCAAAGTTTCTATAGGTTTTTCCAAAACCATTCCAAATTCTATCTACCTGACTAAACAAAGGAGATATATTAGAAGTAGCATTGCCCCAACCATTACCTGACCAATTTCCCGCTACTCTAGCTATTTTCTCTACTCTCCAATCTGTAAAACCCGCTAGTCCAGCACCTTGTGCCCACCATTTAGCACCAAAATTTTCTGGTTCGTTTTCCTTGTAAAACTCTCTAGCAGGACTTAGCTCCATTTGTAACTCTCTAAGACCACCAAAAATTGTTATTGTCCCCAGCATTTTTATAGCAAGTTTTAAATCTCCGTCTTCAACTCTTTTAATTAAGCCATTCATTTGAGCAACTTTATACTGTGCCCAAGATAAAAATAAACCAACAGATTTTACTAGAGGATTATTAGATTGAGAAAATAACATTCTATTACCAACTCCCGGTAATCCAACATCTCGTTTCATTGCTTTGTTACCTGCTTTAATTAAAATACTTTCACCAGTTGGAGAAGCTAAAGCCTCTTGAACACTTTTAAACTTATTTAAACCTTTTATGTCTTTTAAATCTAAACCATAATATTTTAAACGAGTACTCAAAGACTTACTTATGTTTTTACGATTACCAATTTTTTTTGATATAGTAAATATTTCATCTATCCCAGAACTAAAAGCAACCTTTGCTGCAAAGTTAGTTGCTGGAGCCATACCGTTGTATTTAAAAAATGTTTTTGTCCACTCTCCTAACTTTTCTTGAAACTTAGTTGTAGGGTGCACCCCAGCCGAGAAAGCTCCTTCCAAATCTTTTATAACAGTAGAGCCAATATCAGTAGCCCTTGTTCCTCCGATACCATACATGGCAGGAACTCCGTCCTTTTTCCATGCTTGACTAAATCCTTTAAACGCTGACCATGAACTACTATTTTGAAACGGTTGTAAAAAGTCTCCTAACTGTGGTATAATAGAACGTGGTAACATAGTAGAGTTAGATAAAAATGTTAGTAAAGCAAACCCATTCTTACCTAAGTTACTTTGAAACGGGTCATTAGCAGCTTTGTGAAGCATACCAAAGTAAGCATTAACACTATTACCCATTAATTTAATTTTAGAAGCATATTCTTTTTTTGTAATTAAACCGTCTGCATATTTCTGACTCAAACTTCTTTTTAAAGACTGTAAAACTTCTCCGTTTTGTCCAAACTTTCTAGCAAACTCTACACCTTTTACCGTGTTAGTTGTCCATACACTTAATACTCTACTAAGATCATCTTCTAAAATAGGTTCTAAAATTTTTCTAGCTTCAATACTCTTAAACATTCTTTCTTTCTGATAGTTTTTTAATTGAGGAACTCCAGTAAACGTACCTAACTTACCGTTTCCAAAATTAGATTTTTTAAAAACCTTTTCAACTCCGTTTCCTGTTACATTATCTACTATCTCTTCAGCTACCTTTTCTATTTTCTCTACTTTCCATTTAGGATATTCAACTTTTAAAGCTTTTTCAACTATAGACTTAGCACCGTTCATATCAGAAAATAATTTATTAACACTCCATATCTGAGGAAGATCATAGTTTTTTATTTTATCAAAACTAATAACTTCTCCGACATAGTTATTCATTTCTTTAACATATATCTTAGCATTTTTAACTAAGTTATCTACGTTTTGCATATTTTCTGGAGTTAGTTTGTAAGTGTTTTTTACTTCTGCTCTCGTACCTAGCTGCCTAATAATCTTAGCTGCTGCCACTCTTTCAATTTCTGTTCCACCTTGAACAACTTCTGATATTCTTCTACCCCACAAACTTGTTAAAAAATCAGAAGCTTCTTCAGCTCCTATAATGTTTTTATGTCTTCCGTCCATTTGATGAAACATTAAACGAGACAGTATTTCGTTTTCACCACCGTGATTTACACCACGAGTAGCGGTAGTACCAGACCCTTTAACTTTTAAAAAATTATGTAAAACTCTCATAGCATTATTGTTAATAATACCAAAAGCCTTTTCTTTTTGACCAGCTAACAGATAATCAGCATCTTTAACTCTATTATAAACAAATCCAAAAGTCATACCCGCACCAATTAAACTATAATTAATTGCATCGTCTTCGTCACCTATAAAAGTTCCAGCAGTAAAACCAACACCAGCCCCTACTAGTGGTCTAAAAGTTTCATTTAAAACAGACTGTAAAATACCATCAGTAATTTCTACGTTGTTTTTACGCATAACTTTTAAAGTTCCATCAGTAGCTACATACGCTTGACCTTTAGCATACTTTTCCATTAATGTAAAAAATTCGTTATCTAAAAAATCTTTAGCTTCTGTAGCTTTCTTTTCTAGATTATTAATTTGTCTATCGCTAAAAGGTTTTTTACCTACATCTTCAATTTTTAATTTACTAGATTTTTTATCAAACTTAGTGTTTGCTGATTTTGCTTCTGCTAGTTTTTTTCTAGTGTTGTTTGCTGCTATATATAGTTTACTTAAAACTAATGAGCCTTCTAGCTCTTTTAAAAAACTTGAGTTTTCTTTAAGTGCAATTGGTAAAACTTTTTCTAAGTCTTCTGTTTCTTGAGCAGTTAATTTGATAACTGGCTCATCTTTGACAGAACTTTTGACAATTGTGTCAGCATCCGGACTATCTATTTTACCCAGATTAATTTCTTCATCTGATAGTGATCTATATCTATTAGAGATAACAGAACCTAATAAAGAACTAGCTCCACCTACACCAGCTCCAAATAGTACATTATTAGGATTAACTTCACCATAAGCAGCGTACTCATACAGTGCCATATCAGTTGCACCTATAGCAGCACCAGTAGTAGTTGCTCCTATCTTACCTAACTTTGCAATCTTTGCCCAAGGTATAAAAAATGTTACAGGGTCTGCAATAGCAACTCCTACTCTACCTGTTATTGTGGCAGCATCATCAGCACTTTCTCTAAAATCTACACCATACTTTTCTTGCATAGCATTAAAAATTTTATCTGTTCTTTCTTTTTCTATTTCTTTAATGTTATCTTGGAAAGATTTATTGTTACCTAAAGTCGCCATTCCTGCTTGTACAGTTCTAAAAAGATTTCCGAGTGTAAGCCTTTCTAACTTACCTCCTAATTCTACTTTCTGTGCAAACGTAGGTTCAGCACTTGGTAAGTCTTCAGAAGGTTGGGTGTTGTATAAGTTTAAAAAATAATTACCTTTTTCTACAACAGGCTCTTGCTCTACTGTTTCTTTTTCACCAACATACTTTTCTAGCTGTACGTCTTCTTCTAGTACCTGCTCTTGAAGTTCGATACGTTCTTCTTCTTTTTCTTCCTCTTCTTGTAGTCGAGCCTCTTCCTCATCTTGTACTGATGTGTCTGGAGAGTTATAAAGATTTAAAAAGTAGTTTGTATCTTGTACTTCTTCAGGCTCTTCTTTTTTTTCTTCATTATCTTTTATATCTGCGTTGTACAGGTTCAAAAAATAATTATCATCATAAGATGTTTGGATGGACATTTAGTTTCCTATGCTAAAGTTTCTACAAACTGTTGAACTAATTCTTGTTTTCTTTTTTCTGAAGTTTTGTTATTTACTTTGATATTATTAACTCGTAACCACTTCCTAAACTCGCTTCCTGCAGCAGAGTTATAAGTAGCATTACCTTCTAAATAGTCGTTTGCTTTTTTAAGAACTCTTAATCTAACTTGTTCGTCACTTGCACCTAGAATAGATAACAGTGCCTGAGGAGCTTCTGAATAAGCCTTACGTGCTGCTTCAGTGTTCATTATATCTTCCTCAGAATCCATATCTAAAATACTAGGTTTTTTATTTACTACTGTCTGAGATGACGGACTAATTCCTTTCTTAGAATTTAAATAAGTAATAAGCTTAATGTATTCGTCTGTTGTAAAATCGTCTTTTCGATTTATCAGCTCGTTTAAACGAGTGTCAATCTCTTCTGAAGACATTTTCGCAGCTCCTAAGATTTCAAAATCTTTTACGAGTTCTTCCTGTGTAGGTATACTAGGAGAAAGTAAAGAATCTTTAGGTGCTGGTGTAGGGCTTGGAGCAGGACTAGAAGTTGAAGATGGTGTTCCGGGCTTACCTTCTTCTGTCCATTTTTTTACTAAGTCTATTGGAGCATCATCAATTAAAATACTTCCTTTTCCATAGTTAGTTAAGTAAGCTGTACCGTCTTCAGTAATACCAACAATTCGTTTTCCTGTAGGACCTTTAACAGATTCTTCTGCAAGTTGTCCAATCTCATCAGCCGATTCAGGAAACTGTGCAATAAGACCATTCCAAAACGCAGCTTTTTCTTCATTTGTTCTTGAACCATCCTTCCACTCAGGAGCATTTAAAACTGCTACTACTCTATTTCTATCAAATGTAGGAGTCTCAGGGGTGTCTAGTGGATTTTTAGAAGTATCTTCTGGTACATCAATAGAACTTTGAGCTTCGTCTATATCGACTGTAATAGTCCCGTCTTTTTTATTAGGAGCAGGAACCTCGATATTATCTTTAGAAGGATTAAAAATACTTTTAACAAAATTTTCTCTTGCAGTACGTTTATATGTTCCCCTAGGTTCTTCAGACATCAATAAAAATCCTCCTTTACCAACTTTATATGTTAAATCTGAACCTATAACTTGTTTTAAGGCAGTATCAAAAAAAGATTTAATACCTCCATCAGGAATCATTAAAGGACCGGCTCCTGATTTTTCTTGGTTATTTTTAAATATTTTAAATTGATAATCAGCTATAATTAAAGCATCATTAATAATATTTTGTTTTTGTGAATCGGTTAAATGCTTACCATTATCGTCTTCAAACTCTTCTAAAAAATTAGCAACTGTTGTTTCTTTTTTACCTATCTCAATTTTAAAATCTGATTTTTTAAATGTTCCCTCTCCTGTTAATACTGACTCAGCCACTTGTTTTAACTCTTCAGTAAGGTCAACTTTGGGTTGGAATACTTTTGTCTTAATCATTGATTCTAACTGTACATCAGGAATAGGCTCTTTAATACCGTAAGCACTATTAACTTTATTCATGTTAATAAAGGTGTTATTTACTAATGTTTTTAGTTCTGCTTTATCTTGTTCAGTATATCCTTCAGGCAGTGTGACATTAACATCTCCTAGTTGATCGTTAGAAGATTTTAAACCCATGCCTCCAAGTAACCAGCCTCCAACATTATCTTGTTTATTAATAATGTCAACACCTTTTTGTAGTTTATCTTTTAAAGGTTTTAAGTACGCTGCTCTTGTTTCTTTAGTATCTTTACCTATTGTTCTAAAATCTGAATAACCGCTTACCTTTTGTCTATAAGCATCTATATCATCTTGTATTAATTTTTCTACTGATCTATTAAACTCTAGTTGATCTTCTGCTAGGGCAGAATTATATAATTTACTATATCGTGGGTCAGCTTGATACTGCTTAAGTTTTTGTTGTTTTAAAGCATCTACCCAATTTTCACCGGTTACAGAGTCTTTAGATTCACCGTAAGTATTTATCATGGTGTTGTGTTTATCCCAAAACTCTGTACCTTTAGTAAACTGACCTGCACGTCTGTCTATAAGTCCTTGATTACTTGTCCAAAACTCATCAGCACGTTTTTGAGCTTTCTTTCTTAAAAAATGATTACCTACTTGTAGACCTAAAGTTAGACCTGTAAAAATTTTAGCTCTACGTTCTTGCTTTTTACGTTTCTTTCTAGCAGAAGCTAATAAAGATTCACCTAATTGTTCAATTGCCATTATATATCCTCTTGTAATTCAGGTTTTTCCAATAAACTTGGTTCTCTCGGTGGAGTCATCTCTTCTATTTTTTCTTCTATATTTTTAGGTAGAACACCTGCTCTTGCTTTCGGTACAATTTTATCTTGAGCTATATCAATTGCTTTTTCAATGCTGCTTAATTGTTCGTCTTGGTCTTCTACATCCTCTTCTTCTCCTTGATAGATTACATTATCCATCATACCAGCTTTTTCAGCTAGTGCCATTATCATATACATAGTAGGCTCAATAAGAAGTAGCAACAAATCTGGGTTCCACATTCCTTTTTGAAATCCATCTGTTAATACTATTTGAGTTACATCTCCAATAGGAACTTCATTCTCAATTAAATTTAGTAAAGAATGATATGCTTCTGGTTCAGTAAGCTCTATAAACAAAGCATCAATAGCAGGTTCTAATTCTGTAAACTGAGTTGGTTGTTCCCAAGGATAAGGTGTATCAGGAGAATTAGTTAAAGATTCTCCGGGTATAGGTCTACCATTAGTAGATAAAAACTTTAATCCTTCTTGGTCGTAATCTTTATAATTCTCTTCCATGTTTATCTACCCCCACCATACTGATTAAACCAATTAAAATAAGTGCTTTCTCCAAAATTAGAAGCTCCTATATTTGCACTGTAAGCAGGTCCACCAAAAGAAAATCCTTGGTTCTGTAACATTGTTTGCTGCTCATTATATTTAGTATAAGTGTTACTGTCTCCTAAAAAATTATAAGGCTCTATATAAGGCATACCGCCTTCTGATGTTTGTTCTTGAGGATTAATAGCTCCTTCAATACTTGTACCAATAGCACCTAATGCACTTTCTTTAGCTTTGTCTTTAGCTTGTTCAAAAAAACTTTTCTTAACTGCTTCCTCAGAAACCTTACCGCTTACTTCTGAAGACACAGCTTCGCTTACATCTAAAGGTTTACCAAGAGTTGCATTGGGACTTAAGGTTGCTTCTCTTGCTTGTTCTGCTAAATTTTTATCTAATATAGTTGTGTCTATTTCTGGACCATTCTTAACAGCATCTGCAACTAAGTCACCAGCATCAGCATTAACACCAAATACTTCTTGAGCTTTGTTTTTTAATCCTGTAAAACCTTCGCTAATCTTTGTTGATATATCTGTGTAAGCAGTTTTAACTCCAGAAGCTGCCCAATGAACACCTTTCATTACATACCCAACTGCTTTGGTAAATAAGTTTTTACTAGCAATATTAGTTGCAGCTTGTGCACCAAAGTTAGCAAGAGTAAGTGTCGTTCCCGTCATGCCTGTCCATATAGCACCTGCAGCCCAAGGCATTAACATACCTAAAGCAATAGAGCCTAAGGGTCCAAGTTTAGCAAAAGGTTTAGCTATCTTAGCCATAATTTTTTTAAGCCCTTTACCTATTTTTTTGATACGCTTACCAACACTTTTGACAATTTTCTTTATACTTTTAAAAGGATTAAAACCCATAATATTCTCCGTTAACCTTTATTACCAAATAAACTATTAATTAAATGACTTACACTACTAACATTAGAAGACCAGTCTTTTGCAGAAGCACCTTCGTTTGCAAGTGCTTGAGCATACAGTTGAGCTTTTCTATTTTCTTCATTTTCAGCAGATTGCCAAGTGTAGTTAGCTTGATCTCTTAACTCTTGCCATAAAAATGACTGAGCTTGTGAAGACATGTTAAATGCATTTTGTGCATTTTGCATTGCTACTTGGTTAGCAGCAGCAGTATTAATTGTGTTAGCTTGTCTTCTCCATGCTAGATTAGATTGCTCAATTGCCTGTGCGTTAGCAACATTAAATTTACTTCTATCAAATTCTACTTGAGCATTAAATTGATTAATGTTATTTACCATAGCAGCATTAGCTTTTTCTAAATCTGCTTCTACTTGAAACTCTAAAGCTTGTCTTGCATTAATTTGTTGTGCATTAAACTGAGACATTGTATTAGCTTGTTGTGTATTAAACTGTTCTACTTGGGTAGCTAAACTTGTCATAAACTGCTGTGTTTGATTATCACTAGCAGCATTGAATTGTCTTGCAGCATTTTGAGCTGCTTGATTACTTAATAACGTTTGTTGAGCTTGTTGAGCTTTTAATACATTAGCTTGTTGCTCGTTATTAAGATTAGTTAAATCTGTTTGTAAGAAAGCATTAGCATTATTTATCTGAGCTTTCTGATAGAAGTCTGCTTCAGCTAAGTTAGCTTGAGACATTAGTACAGCATTTTGAATTGTAGCTTGTTGTCTGTTATTAGCTTCAGTTAAACCTACAGTTTGTAAGAATTTACTGTTAGATAATGCTGTTTGTTGGTCAGCACTAAACTGAGCCATGTCCATTTGAAAAACTTTACCAGCGTTATCGAGTGCTGTCTGTTGTCTAAACTGAGCATTTTGTAACTCGGCTTGAGCTTCAATTGATTTCTGCTGTCCAACACTTTGCTGGATTGCTTGTGCGTTAGCTTGTGCTAAAGGTACAGCAGATTGTATAATAGCATTGAGCAAGGCATCTCTACCTACAGTGGATGCTGACATACCACGTTGAGCTAACATAGCTTCAACACTAGCTACAGCAGGTCTAGCCCACGCAGGAACTTCACCTTCTTCAATGCCACTTAATAAACTGTCTAACTGATTGGATACTAAAGCTTCTTCAGGTAACCCAGCAATAACTCCACGTTCAGCTTCTGTTAAATCCATTAACCTAGCTTCTAGGTCTTCGGGGTCGTTACCTAATGTTGTTATATCTTCTTCACTAACACCAGCATTTCGTAATTGTTTCTTAGCCCTTGTAACCCTTGCTAACGTTGTACCTGCTACTTGAGCAGCTTCTGCCATAGCATTAGGGCTTATTGTTCCTACAATTCTTTCAGTTAAAGCACCGGGAATAATTTCTACTTCAGCAGCTTCAATAGGAGCTACACGTTCTACTTGTGCAGCTTCAGCTAATGCTTCAGGTCTTACTTCACCTTCAGCTACAGCAACTTCAGGAGCTTCTGTAATCTGTGCTGCTTCCATCTGTGCAGCAGTTAGTGGTTCAGGAGCAGCTACTGCTGGTGCAGCTTCTGCTGTTACAGCTTCTGGAGCTGTTGGCATTGCAGCAGTTTCAGCTACTAAATCTTCTCTAGGTGCTAACTCTTGAGCTACACCTAACTCTCCTACTTCAACTTGTTGAGGAGTATCTATTTGAGGAACACCTGTCATGTCTCCAGATACTAATTGTTCTGCTCTTGTTCTAGCATCTACTAAATCTTCTTGTGTTTGAGCAGCAGCTGTTTCTGCAGCTTTTCTTTCTGCTTCAGCTTTTTGTTGAGCTTGTTCAATAGCAGCTTGTTGTTCAGGAGTAAATCTATAACCACCCCTATCTAAGTCACCTCTAAAAGCTTTCTGAGCAGCTTCCTGTCCTATTCTTTGAATAGTTTCTCTATCAGGTACCATATAATCTTCTGCAATTAACTCAGGTCTTATAACGGGTGCAGGAGCAGATACTCCTTCATTACTAAAAGCCATTGCTTGTTTTGCAGCTTCTTGAGCTGCTACTGATGCTGTTTCTTCGTCATATCTATTAGCAAATGTAAATGGCTGTGGAGCAGGTGTCGGTGCCGGAGTTGGTCTTGGTGTAGGGGCAGGAGTTGGTACTCTGCTAACTGGCACATCAATAGGCTCTGGTCGATAAACTGGAGCAGGTCTAGGTGCAGGTGTTGGAGCAGGTCTAGGAGCTGGTCTAGGTGCAGGAGCAGGGGCTGCTACTTCCCTCACAGGTCTAGGTGCTGGAGCTGGTGTAGGTGTTCTTGTAGGAACAGGTGTTCTAGTAGGTATTGCTTTAAAGTTTTCTAAAACTTCACCAGTTTCTCTATCTAATACAGCCTTTCCACGTTGATAACCAACTCTACCACCTTTAGTATAGTCTTGTCTAGCTGTTCCACCACTTCTTTTTCTATTTCTTCTTTTTGACATAGTTATTTCCTATATACCTATTTTACTTAACTTCAAACAGTTTGTCAAGTTTTTCACTGATTTTATCCATTCTTTCCATGATGATTGTCATATCATTTCTTAACTCATCTTTGGTTACGTAATTCTTTGCAATCTCTTCACGTGTTTTGTTCAGCAATATATCGTGTCGTCTAAGCTCTCCAGCGTTCTGCCTAATCTGAAACCAGATAGGGGCTAAGACTAAAGTTATAAAGATGTTCCAAATGATATATGCTGATAGTTCCATGTTATGCTCCTAGTTCTGGAAACTCACCTAAAGGTCTTGTGTAAACAGGACTTTCTTCAGTACCTGTATTTGTATAAGAGTATAAAGCTGCTAAAGCATCTACGTCTGCAACACCATCAATCATTGTACACATGTCATTAGACTTTGTACGCACTGCAGCTCTCCAAGTTACTATATCGCTTGGTACTGCTGTACCACCTTCTGCAGCTCTGACAACCATCCAGTCAGTGCCTTGTAAGATACCACCGGCTTGTGCGTTGATAGTGTCTTTATAGCCTTGACGGATTCCCGGTTGCTTTACATCGCCTACAGAAGTATCTTCTGGCATATCTTCATCGCCTTCTTGCCATAGAATATCATCTAAAGGTTTAGCAGTTGCCACACCGTATGAAGCTGTTACCACACCGTCTGCAAAGTCAAAGCTTTGATTGGTGTTGATGTAATACTCTTTATCTTTTAAGTTTGTGTTGTCGATAACGATTTCATAAATCCCTATAGCTTCAAGTTCTGAAGCTGTCCAAAGCATAAAGATATTACTAGGGTAATTAACTTCTCCTACGGTTATACCTTTAGGTCTTGTAAAGACTTGTGTTACGTTATTTGATTCTACTAAAGCCCACATAATTTACCTCGCTGTTGTTGGGATTCCTGTTGATGTTACAAGTGGATTGTCTGCAAATGCCATATAGATGTATGTTGTACCACTAGCATTATAATCGCCACCAGAGCCTCTTATTTTAAAACCGTTAGACAACATATCTATTCCTGCATCTGTGTCTGTTGCTTCTGCTGAAGTTGAGTATGGAAAAAGTCTATTAATATTCACGTTGTTAGGACTTCTTGCAGAATCGTATAATCTCCACTGAGATGCATTAGTTCCTTTTGTTAATACAAAAGCAGGTTTAAAGCCTGTATAGATGAATGGACCATTGTTTGCACCATTACCGACATACTTGTTAAACTTGCTGTAGCCTTGTTTTTCTGCGAAAGCGTAAAATACATAATCATTACTTGTTTTATTAGTATTTAAAACTGTATCTCCTGTTCCACCACCAAAGACACTAAAAACACTTGAAGTTCCTTGATTATTAGCTTCCCATATTCCTGCTCTTCCTGTAATGCTATCAGTTTGACCCCCAGTGATGTTTAATCGTATAACATGGTTATAAGCTAACCCATCGTGTGCTACAACCCAGTCCGCAAGAGATGTTCTATTTTTTATTATTACACAATTTGGTCTAACTCCTAATCCATGTCCTATGCTTGTGGTTGTTGTTGTTCCATTTCCTGTATAAGTTCCAATACTAAATCCTGCATCTTGATTAGCTTGAACTGTAGAAGTAATCGTTCCATCCGTATTGCTTGAGGTTGTACCACCATTGGCTTTCCAAGCCCAGTTTGCAAAAGTAGTTCCATTTGTATTTGTTCCTGAATCACCAGCCCCTAGAGTAACTCCATTTGTATCAAAGGATTGAACATATAAAGAACTTACAGTTCCTTCTGCCAAAGAGTCATTAGGATATATGTACTTGGTAGTTCCTCTACTTGAATCAGCTAAGTAATGATAATTTGAATTTGACCTAGTTTTATACCAATAAAGGTCAGGCTGCAAATCACTATTTCCGTCTAATGTAATGGAATTAGTAGTGCCAGTTCCAGTATAAGTAAAAGCCTGAAAATGTGCAGATGGGTCGTCTATATTTGTATAAGGCATTATCCGTACTCCGCTAAGTTTTTAGTGCATAAGGCGTAGTAGCCTGATGGGGGTGCGTATTCAAAAGTTCCGTAGCCATTGGCATCACTTTCACCGCTTGAGATTGTAAAATATGTATAACCACCATAATTTATAGCAACACTATTTCCATTATTATAAATAGAAACATGAAATGAATAAGATTTTTCAGGTGATGGTAAGTCTATTGCACCAGTACCAGTAGCTCCACTTGTAGGGTCTCCAGAGTTTTGCCAAACATTAGATATTGAAAAATAGACTTTACCATTATCCATATCCAGTGCTATTCCAATAACAGGACCGACACTTGCTCCGCTTGAGTATGCATTTCCATATGAAGAATTACCACCATCAAGGTACTTATTTCCAGTACTGATGTAACTAACACCCCCATCTCCTGAAGCCGAGCCAGGAAAATTAGTAATTTGACCACCCAAATATATTATTGGGCTATCTGATGGCATTACGCCTATCAAAAAATTATTACCTGTAGGATAAATGGGTTGAACTTCAGCATACCATTTTCCTGATGAAGCATACATTGTTCCTGATATTGTTTCACGTCCATTTGCACCTTTTTGCATAAAGGTAGCACCATCAACAACGACTGTGCTACTTGGATTGGTAAATCTAACAAGATTATTACCAGTACAAAAATTATTAGTAGGTGTGTCAGTTGCTTGGTCTGCGGATGTGATGTTTGTTTCAGTCCAGTGATTATTATTACCACTAACATCATCACCTAAGTTAGCTGCATCTTCAAAGTCTAAATACCAACCAGTAGTCCCAAAAGTGCCTTCATATTCTTTAGGTTTCCATATTCCACTATCTGAATCATATTCACCAAAATCGCTTGGTTCTAATGCTTGATTATCAATAAAATATGTTTCTGCCATATAACCAGCAAATATTTCTGTATTGTTATCTTCTCTACCACCGAGACCATGTATAACCGCACTATTAATAATAGCACTAGTATTTTGACCCACATAACTACCAGTTAATGTTTGCTGAACTCCATTGACATAAATTTTTGTTCTGTTTGATGCAGTGGCTTGTGTTGTATCAAACTGAAGAATTATATGATACCAAGCAGCAGTATCTCTATAAACTGCTTCTGTATATTGGTCGTTTCCATTTACATACCATCTAAGCTTATCACCCGATAATTGTAAAAATACGTTACCATTAGTTTTAAGACCAAAAAGTCTACACCCCACTAATTCAGTTCTTTTAATCCAAGTGCTAAAAGTCCATTTTTGTACAGTTCCACCTGACCCATAAGTTCTTTTTAAAATTTCAGAGTTATCAGGTTCAAACTTCAAAGAGTTAGTAATATCATACCCAGTATCAGTAGCGATACTTCCACGATTAGCTGTGCGTTGTAATACTTCCATAGATTATTAAGTTTGTGCCATGTTTTGTGTTCTACCAATTTCTTGCCAGACTGAACCGTTATATCTAAACGAGAATATATCAGTCTTGTTAGCTGTGGCAGTCACAGTAGGTGCAGTCGATGCTGCAAATTCAAAGACTGTGTTCCAAGCCA